CATGGGGGCACGATAAGTTGCCCTTCGATGGACCGCTCGATGTAGATTATTTTTGCGACATACCGAATGCAGAAGTCGCGCGGCGTTGTTTGGCGTTTATGAAAGACGGCAGCAACGAAATCGAATTGAACAAGCGGCATGTTCGAACCGATATCGAACGGATGTGGAAGGCAACGTTTCGCGCATGTCTCGCGTATGGCGTTCCGCTTTCCAGCAACGATAAGCAATACGCTCGAATGCTCGGGGTTGTGATCGCGTGATCTGTCCGCACTGCAATAAGCCGGTGTTCCGCCGATCGCAGTCGGGCGATCGGATAAAAGCTCGCACGCGCATTGTGGTTGTGCATCGTGACCGCAATGTCGAGATCAACTGCGCGAATTGCGGGGGTGGTATTACTCTCGGGCGAGTAGATAATGTAAAGCTCGAAAAAGCCCGTTTATCTCCACGTTTAGTGATAAAACCGAAAAAGACTTGACAAGTCCGTAATAGACCGCCCATTATCTGAATCAAGGTCCGGACTCGTAGCTACGTCGAGTTGATAAGGGACGCTTGCCTGAAAAGGCCGCGTCCCTTTTTTTATGGCCGAAAATGCAGACTGCCGAACAGTTCGATAAAAAGTTCAAGTTCGATTTCGAGGTCGAGGCTTTCGAAAAGGCGCGACCCGATGGTGGCACCGGGCGTTTCATCGGGGGATTCGTTTCGACCGATCACATGGACCGGCAGAGCGAAGTGATCATTCAAGAGGGTTTGGACTTCAATCCCTTTTTAGAAAAAGGCTGGTTTAACGACAACCACGATAAGGCTACCGATTCTTTAGTAGGCTATCCGACGGCAGCGGAGTTGAAGCCGTACGGCGATGGTCTTCATAAAGGCTGGTATGTTGAAGGCGAACTGCTCGAAGGTGATGGAACGTCGCGCGCCGATCGTTTGTGGGGGCTGGCGCAGTCGCTAAAGAAGTCAGGCGGCAAGCGTAGGCTCGGCTTTTCGGTCGAGGGTAGCATCGATGAACGCGACGATAAGAATCCGAAGCTGGTAAAGAAAGCAACGGTGCGCGAAGTAGCGATCACACGTTGCCCGGTCAATACGCGCGTGTCGCTCGATATCCTCGCGAAGTCGCTGGCGGTCGGTTACGGCGGGCCGCATCCAAGCGAAACCGCACCGGAGCCGGGCGATGCCGGTCCGCTCACGCGCGAAGCGCTCGAAGGAAAGAAAAAGAAGAAAAAGAAAAAGAAGATAAAGAAGTCGGTAGCGATTGAGCTTTTGCAGAGATTAAACCCGAAGGTTTCGCACGCTCTTGCAGAGCGTATCGTTGACCACACGGCGCGTCATTACGGCGATGCCGCTGAAATGGAGGATTCTGATGAAGGACAAGCCCGAAGATCAGAATGATCAGGGAACCGTAACGGTCGAAGGCATGTCGAAGGCGCTGGATGATCTGGTGAAGGCGGCAGATGCGATCGACCTGATCAAAGGCAACGGGAGCGGGATCGAGCATTCCGGTCACGTTGATGAACGCGGGAAAGTCGGCGGCGGGCGCGCAAGCGGATCGGACGCTGGCGGACTCGATAACATGATGATCGCGAAGCTCACCGAAGCCGGTGTGGGCGCGGATACGATCGCGGAGATCAATGCGCTCGTAGGCAAGCAGACGGCGAAAAAGGACGACGAAGAGGAAGAGGAAGAGATGACCGGTGAGATGAAGGAAGTTGTCGCCCACATGCACGCCTACATGAAGGAAAACGGATCGATGGACGGATATCCGGGTTTCGGCAAGAGCGACGATAACGCCGAAGGTGGTGAGCCGATGGTCAAGTCGATGGATCAGTTCAGGCAGGACAGCGAGATCGCGGACGCGATCGATGTGTCGCCCTACCTGGAAGCGATGACCACGAACACGGCGAACCAGATCGATAACCTTCGCAAGAGCATCGTGGAAGGCTACGCGGAACAGGGCGAGATCAATCGGCACATGGCGGCTGCGATGCATCAGGTCGGTACGCTGATCAAATCGCAAGAGCATGTTATCAGCGAACTCGGCAAGCGGTTGAACATCGTGGAACGCGAGCCGAATCCGCAAAAGGGAGCGACCACGCGCACGAGCGCGGAAGCGCTTTCGAAGAGTATGCCCGGCGAAGCGGGCGGACCTCCGTTGCAGCCCGAAAACGGGCAGTTGTCGAAGAGCGAACTGCTTTCCACGCTCACCTATATGAATCTGGAGAAGTCGATAAAGAATATCGGCACGCTCAAGACCAGCGAGGCGATCTACCTGCTCGAAGGCGGTAACAAGGCGGACGCTACCGTTATCCAGGCGGCAAACGATTTCCTCGCGCAAAACCCGAATGAAGCGCAAGCTGCACGCATCTACCGATAAGGTGCTGCGCGCACGTAACTCTTTAACGGAAACGAAAAGGAGATAAAAAATGTTGGGAGCATTCGTAAGCGCGCAGGACTACCGCGACTATACGGGGTTCGGCCAGAGCACCCCCGATGAGGTAGCGGATCTGCGCAAAGCCCTGTACGCGGGGCAGGACGTTAACGATCCTGGTGCTGCACCGGGCGTGGGCTTCCCGCTTCGTGTCGAGTCGCTTGAAGCGACGATGAAGAATCTAACCTTCGAGATGGACGAGATTAAGTTGTTCAAGACCATTCCGAAGGTGCCTGCCACCAATACGGTTGAAGAGTTTAACCGCCTGCTCGCGTATGGTCAGGGCGGAACACGGCGCTTCAATCTCGGGTTCATGACAGAGGGTGATCTTCCCGAAGAAGAAGACAGCACGTATCAGCGTGTGACCATGCTGATCAAGTATCTCGGCGTAGTCGGTCGGGTTACGCACGTTGCGAACGTCATCCGCGCGAGCACGGGCAACGTGATCGCACTCGAAACCATGAACAAGACGATGGAACTGTTGAAGAACTTGGAGAACGCTTTGTTCTTCGGCGATTCGACTCTCATCCCCGAGCAGTTCGATGGTCTATACAAACTGATCACCGACGGTGCGCCGAACAACGTGATCGATCTTCGCGGCGGAGCGCTGACCGAAGAGTTGCTGAATGACATGCTGTTGCAGATTCGCGATAACTTCGGAATGGCGACCGATGCGTACTTCGCGACCGGCGTGTTCGCGGATCTCGCAAAGCAGGTCTACGATCGTCAAAGGTTCGCGTACGCTCCCGCTCCCGGTGTGTTGGGCGCGACGATAACCGCGTTCCAAGGTCAGCACGGAAGGATAAACATGCATGACCATGTGTTTATCCAGCAGGGACCGGCAGTACCGGCAAGCGGACTCGGCAAGCCCGAAAAGCGCCCGCTGGCTCCGACGATCACCGTTGCACCGGCAGCGGCAGGTACGGGCAGTCAGTTCACCACTGCCGATGCCGGAACGTACATTTATCAGGTGGTGGCGGGCAATCGCTACGGTCTTTCGACTCCGGTGGTCACTGCGGGTGTTGCGCTCACAGCGGGTCAAAGCGTGACTTTCACGGTCGCCGACGGTGGACAGGGCACCACGTTTTACGAAATCTACCGATCAACCGTCGGTGGTGCGGCTGATACGGCGCGACTGATGACCCGCGTTGCGCGCACGGCTGCAACTCAGGTTATCACCGATTCGAACGCGGATATTCCCGGAACGTCGCAGGGCTTCGTGCTCATGCAGAATCAGCGATCGTTTTCGTGGGCACAGTTGCTTCCGATGACTCGGATTCCGCTGGCCGCGATCGATACGTCGATTCGGTGGGCACAGGTGCTCTACGGCGGCGTGAAGATGTATACCCCGGCGAAGAATATCGTGGTCAAGAATATCGGACGCGCGGCGGGTAGCCTGTAGCCTTTCGTACGCTGATAGTCTATATTCGGGCGAGTGGGCGTGTGGCTCGCTCGCCCGAATCATTTTTACGAAAGGATAAATATGTTTATCAAGAACGAAAACATGGCGAACGTGGAACTACGTTTGCCGAATGGTAAAGCACCGAAGGGCGACCCCGAAGGCATCTTCGAGGTTCCCGACGATATCGGCAAGGCGTTGTGCGACACGCCCGGTTGGGCCGAAACCGATCAAGCTCCACAAAAGGTTGAAGAGATCGATCCCGTGGCGGCTCTGAAAGAACTTCGCAGGCTGCAAGCCGCACAAGCGGGTCAAGGTGCTCCGGTTCCCCCGGCTCCCATTACAGCGGTCCCTAGCGCTCCGAAACCGCCGGTTCCCCCCGCTCCCGCTCCCGCTCCCGCTCCGGAGCCGGAACCCCCGGCAACGGACACGGCCGAAACGGTCGGTCCGCCCCCCGATGACCAGAACGATAGCGGCGAAAGCGATCCCGAAGAGGGACCGGACTTGACCAGCATGACGAAAAACGAACTGCTCGCAACGGCAGTGGAATACGGTATCGAGTTATCGGCCGAACAGAAAAAGGGCAAGGTCGGCGACCTTCGCAAGTATATCGATAAAAAACTCTACGGAGAATAAATCATGTCGGCGAACGCGGACGATCTACGGAACTGGTACGGGGAAGCGATAGGCATATCGACCACACTTACAGCGATAAGTGCGTCAGCAGTTAAGAATGCTGTAGCATTGGAGAATGGCCGATATCGCATTCAGTTTCATACGTTGACAGGTGCGGTGGCGAAAGTGTGGTGTCGGCAAGGCCCGCATGGATCGGTTGCCGCAACGAAAGCCGATCCATCGATGCCGGTTGAAGTCAGTGTTACGCCGCGACCTTTTTTCTATGTGATGGTTCGTGATGGGTTGGACGGATTGAGTTTTATCGCTGATTCGGATACGTGTGACGTTACGATCACGAAGGTTTCGCGCGGCAAGAACTAGGTGTTCATGTGGGAGATGCGCAGCGAGGCGACGATGCGATAGCGTTTTTCGCTGCGCGGCTTGGCCCTACTCGGCACATTCGGGCAAGATCAAATGTGTCTCGCCAATTGGTGGATGACGACGGCCCGCTTCGTCCTGTTCGTCATTTGATCCAAGTAGCCAACTTCTCATCGGCTGGAAATACGGTTTGGATCAAGATGGGGAAATTTGAGAGAGGAGTCGCTTTAGGGGTAACGGCTGCTCCTCCCAATTTTCCAATGCAGCCCGGAGTAGTTTGCTCGATTGAAGTAAATGTTCGCAAAGGGGAAGACGATCAAATTGCTGTTACCGTAAGTGGTAACAATGTGGAAGCGGATGTATTTATCACCGAAATTTCGCGGAGAGCGTAAGTGCCAAGCAGTCGTACAACGTCAGGTTTAGGGCTAAAACGATTTGATTTTACCCGACTGCCGTTTCAACGTATTGATAATGGCTCCGAAGCGATGAATATCGATGCGCGGGAAGCGGGTGGCACAACAAAAATTTGGAACGGCGACGAAACGCTCTGGACTCGTGACGGTAGCGCCGGGCAAACCGAAGAAACTTATGCAGCGTATGCTGGAACGTACGGTTTGGATACCGGCGTGCGGGCGGAAGATGATGTTACCTATTTCGATAACGGTTCCGATATAGATATCGGGGGTACTTACAATCGGCTCGCGTTTTGGTTGCAGCCGAAAGCATTTCCTATCAGATCTAGGCTTCGCATACTTTGGAAAAATTCGCTCGGGGATACTATCGGGAGCAGACTTCTCGTAAATGATTATGTACCGAACTTCGATCTCGATGTGTGGCAAAAAGTTACGATTCCAATTGCTGATTTTAATCTTACAGAAAATGTATCGAGATTGCACTTACGATATATCAGAAAAGCGGGGCAGCATTTTTACTTTGATCAGTTTAGACTTCGGGAAGCGGGCAGTTATATTTTCAGAATAGAAGCGCCCGACGCTAGTGAGCAATATCATGTAGAGCGGGTGGCGCTAGTTATTGCAGCGGGCGATACGGGATGGAACAGCACGGCTTTTGCCGACATTGCGGGCGGACTCGAAAACGGTTTGCTGTTACGGCATCACAATCCGACATTCGATCCCGATCCGCTGGTTCATTGGTCGGTCAATGTGAAAACGAACGCGCATCTTTTCGGCCAATACCGATTGATGAATGAAGCGGGCTTTTTCGATAACGAACAGCAAATCACGATGATGATCGAACCGTCGATAAGTTCGATCGTAATAACAAATCTTGATGTGCTGGATTTTATCATTAGTGATGATTTGAGTAGTCTAGCTGACATGCGCGCATTTCTTCATGTAGGAAAAGAGAAAAATGGTTGATCTGCGCAGACCGAAAACAGTAGAAGATAATATTCCGGTTGTCGCTGCGAATACATGGCCGATTCCGCAAAGTGTTGTGTGGTGCGGTGAAGGTGATGACGTTGCGAACGGTGTTGTCGGTAGCGGGCAAGAGTTTCGATTACAAAAAGCCGAAGCGGGCGATGAAATAGTAGAATCGCAATTTATCGAAGTTACACGTTTGGGTGGCGGGCATGTGTACTGGAAGAATTGCGAATATGGAGACTACGCTTGCTTTCTTGTTTACGCGCCCGCTACATCGAATATAGTGAGTAATCCGGGCGCGGGCGCGTACGCGAAACTTCCGATCGGGGGCGGAGCAAATCTTATCGTAATGCCCGGTGTACCCGGTTCCGATGGTCCGAATTGGGATATCGATCTCACAGAGAAGTTGAACGCGAATGTCGATTTTACGAAAGCCGTTCCGGTTCCGGCAGCAAACGGCGACGGCTTTTTTACTTACGATGCCGAAGCGAAAGTATTAAGCTATACGCCCGGTGTTGGCACATATAACCTATTTGATGTTCCTATTAGTCTTTCCAAGTTTATCCGAAAGCTGTGGCTCATCAATAGTAGTAGTATGTCTTTAAGTGTTTATGATAACATTCCGGCAGCGATATTGCCGCAATGGAGATCGAAAGTAACCTTGCATCGGGAAAGCGCATCAGGCGAAACGCGGTATCTGGTCTGGTCGATGCTAATTTCGAGGTTGAAGACGGTGTAGTTATGCGCGGGCTTGTACTCAGTGGCGGCGGAGCAAACGGCGCGTTCGAAGTGGGCGTGTTACGGCATATTCTCGGGGAGTTGCAGATCCATTACGAGGTAATCTGCGGCGTGTCGGTCGGTGCGCTCAATGGTGCAGTGCTGGCGCAATACCAGCAAGGGCAAGAGAAAGAAGCGTTCGAACATCTCGCAACGGTTTGGGAACAGGTCAATCGCGATAAAGATATCTATCGGAAGTGGTGCCATGGTTTGCTATGGCATCTGCCGGTGTTGTGGCACAAGAGTATATATTCTACAAAGCCGTTGCAAAAGATTGTCGAAGAGCATGTAGCGCTTGTTCAACTACGCACGTCGGGCAAACAATTTCGCGTCGGTGCGGTTTGCTGGAACACGGGCGAATATCGACTATGGAATCAGGTTCATGGTACAATAAAAGAAGCGATATTGGCGTCGAGTGCGTTTCCCGTGTTTTTCGAACCGATAAAGATTGAAGGCGCGTGGTACACCGATGGTGGGTTGCGGGATATCACACCGATCAAAGCGGCGATCGATGCGGGCTGCGATCGAATAGATGTTATCCAATGCGGCAAGGCTTACACCGAACCAGTGACCGGCATGCCGAAAGTGTTGAAACAAATTCAGGTGTGTCTAGATATTGTGTTGAACGAGATCGATCGGAATGACTATGAAAAGGCAGTCATGGTGAATAGATTGGTTGAAGCGGGGGCATCGGATAAAAAGTTGGTAGAGCTTCATCGAATTCGCCCGGCTTCATCGTTAGGTGATAGCCTCGATTTCGGAAGGGAGAAACGGGAGCGAAACAATGCACTCGGTTACGATCTTGCAGTAGCTTATCCGGAGTGGGGAGAAAGGGAGTAAAGTAATGCCAGCACACGATCCGACAGGAAATGGACCGGCTCATAAATCAGTACCGCCGAAAGTGGGTAACAGTCGTATGACCTATGTGAATGTTGATAAAACCGGTATGAGTATGAGCGGGAAAACCGCGATTGCAATTTTTAGTTCGATATTCATGGTTATCCTTTTTCTTGTTTCGGGCTGGTTTGCTTTTCTTGCTACCAATGCAACGAAAGCGGATCTGGTTGTGCATGATAAAGATTCGCAGGCGCATCAGATTAAGTTGGATAAAGATTCACCTCCCGTTCCAATGGCAACTGTGATAAAAGAAAATCACATTGCGCTACAAAAGGTTGATAAAATTGAAGGTGATGTTATTACGGTGAAAAATGGATTCACCGATTACAGGACAGAAGACCTAGCAGATAAAGCAGCGGCGAAGGTCAGAGATCCGGAACGGAAAGTTCAACGCTGGAAACAAGTTCGCGATAGAGCAAAACAAAACCTGAAAGCGGGAAAACCCATCCGCGATGGATTGGAAGATTATCTATGAGCAATATGCTGCAAATCAGTAGCGCGGAAAATCAGGTTCCGTCACTGGATACCGAAGCGATCGGTGCGGTCGTAAAGATTTCGGTGAACGATGAAAACCTTGCCGACGTAACTACAGCGGGATTCGATCGCATGGTGGTAGAGCGTTCGACCGACGGGGGATTGAGTTTCGCCGAAATCACGGTGCCGTCGGAGCGACCGGTACTGGACCCGGCAAACCCAACGATAAACTTTTTCGATCGCAGTGGGAACGAAGCCTACTGGTACAGGACTCGTTACATCGATACGAAAGATGGATCGTTATCACAACCGTCCGAAGCGATCATGGGCGAAGGTCTGATGATTCGCCAGTTCCTAACGGTCGAGCAATTGAAGGCGCGATATTTTTTCGGTGTCAATCTCACCGATGATGCGGGCAATGAATTGCCCGATGCCACGTTTGCACATTTTATTCTGCAAGCGATTCGCTGGTTCGAGCATCAGATCGATATTCCGATTCTGCCGCAAACGTTCATCGATGAACACGATTATCATCGGTCGGCGTACGAAGCATTCAACTTTTTACAACTCGATAACTATCCGCTGATCAGTGTTGAAGAGTTCCGCGTTGAATACCCTAGCGGGCAAAGCGTTATCGTTTACCCCGAAGAGTGGATTCGCGTAAATAAAGAAAAGGGGCAGATCCAGGCAGTACCGACAGCGGGAACGCTATCGGAGTTTTTGATCGGACAGGGCGGTACGTTTCTCCCGGCAGTCTACAATGGCATGCATTATCTACCGCATCTGTTCAAGGTGTATTACACGGCGGGTTTCGAAGAGGGTAAGGTTCCGGCGAATATCGTGGATTTGATCGGCATGTTCGCATCGTTCGGTCCGCTCAATGTGTTCGGTGATCTGATCGCGGGCGCGGGCATAGCGAACATCAGTTTATCCATGGACGGATTGAGTCAAAGCATAGGAACTACAAGCTCGGCAACGAATAGCGGATACGGCGCAAGAATAATTCAGTACCAGAAACAAATTAAGGAACAGATCCCGAATCTCCGCCGGTACTACAAAGGGATTCGCGTGGCCATTGCTTGAATTAATGTTATTCATAAAGAACTTCGCGCCCAATATACAATAGGAAAAACGCAAAAAGAATTATCGAAACAATTTAATATTAGTCAGCCGACAGTTTCGCAAATTATTCGTAGAGAAACTTGGAAGCATGTTGCATGACACACAGAGATTTCACACCCCCGGCTCCCGGCACTACGACTCCCCGATTACCGCCACGGGAGTTTGAAAATAAGATACCGCCGACAGCGGGGGAAACAGATCCGCTCGCAAAGCAGCATGAAGATCTGAATACCAGAAAGACGCGCAGCGACTTTCGTGATGAAGAGTTCGAACGAACAATTCAGCAACACGGCAAGCGGGTCATCTGGCGCAAGGCGATGATTTGCCCTTGCCTGAATCCGATTACTGGTCAGGTGAAGGTCGATTGCGGTAACTGCGACGGCAGCGGTTTTATCTATGTAGATCCGATGGAGATCCGCGCGTTGATGTTGCGCTTCGAAAAGAACACGCGCATTTACGAAAAGTTCGGCTTGTGGGTCGCTGGTGAGTGCCAGGTTACGGTCGAGCAAGCCTATCGGCTCGGTTATCGTGATTCGCTGGAATGCGTTGATGATATGATGAACTTCAACGAACTGATCAAGAAAGGTGATCGGCACGGGCGGCGGAGCGAACTGCCGACGGGAATCGACACGGCAAGATACAGAATACAAAACCTGACAAAAGCAATCATAACCGATTCATCCGATAATGTTGTCCCGCTGGAAGTCGGATATCATCTCGAAGTAAACGAGCACGGGCAGATCGTATGGCGTGCGCCCGGCAAAAAGTTGGTAGCTGATGATCAGATCGTTTCGATCCATTACGATTTTCATCCGGTTTATTTGATCATTTCTTATCCGCATGTGATTCGATCGGATGTGCGTGGCACGAAGGTTCCGAAGGAAACGGTAACGCCGTTGCCGTTGCAGATGGGAGCGCAGTTAGACTTTCTTAGCAACGATGATCCGAATGTTCGGTTGCCGGTGACGGGGGATTGCTAGTGGCCGAACAGATGATAAAGGTTAGCGTGTCGAGAGTGGCGGGCGGATTGCTGAACCGTATGCCGACAAAAGACGATAAGGCTAGAATGATCAAAGGACTCGGCGCGGCTGCGATGCATTTCTGGAAAAACACTGCGATGCGCAAACTGCGATCTACTTCGCGCGATTACGTTCAAGGTCTGCAAGAGGATATCGGTACTACGAAGGCGACAATAACACTGGTCGGGGTATTGCCGAATCTTATCGAACGCGGGTTTCGCGGGGGCGACATGCGAACGTACATGCTCGAAGGTCCGCGCGCGAAGGTGGCGAAAGCCGGGCATCGATATTTGACTGTTCCATTCCGGCACGGCACTCCCGGCACTACGGGGCGGAATGTAGGCTTACCGATGCCGCCCGTTATCCACAAAGCAGCGAAGCAACTTGCGCCGACATTAAGCCGTCCGTTACTTCCGGGCGGTTTGGGCAAGACGGTTCAATACGGCGAACGGTTGCATCCGGAGCACCCGGCAGTAAAACGTAAGGCGCGGGAAATTCTGAACCGGAAAGAAAAGCCGTGGCATGCGAGTAGCATTTATCGTGGTATGATTCGGCAGGAAAAAGTTTTCGTGAAGGCGACGCAAACAACGGGCTTTCAGACGTTTCGAGTTTTATCTGAAAAGGTTATTCGGGGCGAACGCGATCCCGAAACCGGACAAGCAACACAACACTGGTTTCATCCGGGTATTCGCGCGCGTAAGTTCGCACGCGAAACGCAAAGGCATGTTAGAGAACTGGCGCGCGATATCGTGGCAACGAGTGTGAG